GCGCTTCGGTTGCTGCACCTGTTCCAGCGGTGTCGAGCTCAAGCATTTCAGGGGTTATAGCTCCATCTGCATCAACTACAACCACGCTGCCGAACTCTGCGGTCTTCGTCAAGGTTATGATGTCAGATGACGGTACCAACTCTTCTTTGATCAGGGTGGCTTCTGCGCCGCCCATATACCATTTCACTTCGTCCCCGGTTGGGGTGTCGCTTCCAACTATTGTTACCATAATTTATCTACCTCCATTTATATTATTATTATGTCGTGTAATGATAGTTAAGCCTGAATCTGAGCGGTATGTGGATTACGTTCTCCTCCATCAAACTGCTGCCGCCTATCATCGTTATATTCTTGATCTTCGCTGTATTTAAGGTTACGTTATCCGAGAGTATGATCGTTTGCACCCTGTCTGCAATGGTTCCTGCGGCTAAAGCAGTCGTAGCAAATATCGAGATCTGCATCACCTCCTCTGCTTTCGTCATGCCGCCGATTCTGGCTCCGGCAAGTTTCGTTGCGACTCCGGGAATTGAAAAGATGTCGATTGCAGGAATTGGAGTCTTATCATCCCGCAGTCCCGCATAAATGTTTGCAGCCGGGATAAGGGTTAGGAGTGTTGCATCCGCCACAAGCGCATCTCTAAACGCTTTGAGTATCGCTATCATTGTACCTCTGACCTAACATCTTCAATAATCATCTGTGGATACTTTGCTTTTACGGTCTCGACCGCTGGTTGCAGAAATGGATGCGCCGCTTGATGCTGCGTTCCAAACTCGACATAGTGTGCATATTCGACTTCGGAGCCTGCCTTAACGCCAGATCCCACTTCGATTGTATCCCCTACCTCCTGCGTGCTGATGCTACCCTTGAGCCGTCCGGTATCAACTGGCACATTTGCGACAGCCTCCTGCTCGATCTCGAATGCTGCCCGGAGCTGTGCCTTGCGCACACCCGCCTCAATATCCTTGCTTAATTGCTCGATATTGTGCACAACTGCACTGATGCCCCTCACGGTGACAGTCATTGCACCCTCTTTAGGAACAGATGCAAGTGCCGTGTGGTGGTTCCTTGTTTTATCTGCCAGTCGGCGAGCGAGCCAAATAAATCATATATTATGCTGTCGATCTCTACCCGATCTCCGGTTGCGAGACTGGTACCGGATGGGGCTATCAGAGTTTTGTCAGTGTCTGCTATTTTCCCGGCTGCAAACAGAACATCATTTGCTTTCGGTCGTCCCACCACACCCAGGAACGTCCCCTTATTCTGATCCCATGTTTTGATTGGGTTGCCGAGTGCGTCGGTCGAGGATGAGGAGCCCCATAATTGGATTGACTCTCCCAGTCGATTGATGGCGTTATCCATGTACTTCATGCCCCCGATGTCCTATGCGATAATGCAGGTCTGGCGCCGCTACATTGCAGACGGTGTCAATGAACCGCTGAGCTGCCTCTGGCGATCCAAAGCCCGGCACGCCATTTTGATCCCATATTACCATGTATGTGCAGCCCATAAAATCATCTTTGTTATTTATGGGGTTTGTCGTGGAGGTATTTAAGATTTGCTTTATCTAAGAAGTTCATATATCATCTCATTTATGGATGGTATCCCAAGTTTGGAATGATGATGATGATATTATTCTTTTTTACCCGATTTCTGTGCGAGGGTGTGGGGGTGAAAGATGCTCTCCATTATTGGGATGCTCTTTAATAGTGGAATATTTTTATATAGAAAAAGAAATGAGTGTCCCTTACTTAATAATAACATATAGTAACACATATAATAGTAATAATAATAAAAAAATCCTTTCAATATATATATAATAGTATTAGACTTTGGATATAGTATATCATGAGCAATTTCCACCACACACACCTACATTTTCATTTTCTGTAATGGAATATTATCATGAGTGCAAGCAATATGTATATCATCAACACATAATGAACTACACCACCATAACCTTTATATACACACCCCCTAAATAGCTATTATGGACGGAAATACAACGTGGTTTGATGAACCGCATAATGGCAAGCAGAGTACCCCCAAACAGACCGCAGGTGATCGAATTCTTGAATTCGTTGGCAACCTGCCGATGTTCTACAGCGTAGAGGTGTCAGATGGATTGCAACTTGATCCAAGAACCGTATCCAAGTGGTTAAAGCGACTGGTTGCCACCAAGCAGATCAAGAGAATCGATACAACTGCCACAAAACCATCTCCTGCACAGACCGAATACATAAATAAACTCCGAGCCGCCGGATTGCAAACAAACCATTTCAAAAATGCGAAGTGGTATCAAATAATGGAGATGGGGGAGCAATAAGATGGGAGAACATGATTGGTACCAATCAGAACCAGATGATCAACTTATGGACGTCGAAGAGGAAATTTTCCAATACGTCGCAGATAAAGTCACCACATATCCACAGGAGATCTCAATTGAACTGGGGCATAGCCTCAGCACGGTGCAACACCACCTGCGAGTACTGTTTAAGAGCAAGCGGATCGTAGTCCTCCAAACACTGTTTAACCGCCCCCCAGATCGGATAATGCGCCGTCTGTCAGAATTGCAGATGCAGGGGATGAACGGGAATGACATCCGGAAACGGACATGGTACTGTGTCAACGAAACCGGAGCACAATTGACAAAACAGCTTGGTCTGTTTTTGAGAGGTTATAATGATCCCCATCAAGTCTCTTGAATTTAGGATGGCTTCTGTGATACGTGCCGGATTGCGTAGGAGCCTGCGTAACGCCGCCCCTCGGGATATTCCAACATCCATACGCCATGCACAAGATCGCCTCACTGACAGCCTCTATGACCCGCTCTACGCTCAAATCTTAACGGTCTACTCTGAAGGATACACGTCTGCCGGGAATCTCATCCGTCGTCATGCACCACGCGGTACCCTACTCACGGCTGCCACACCGGGGCCGTTGGAGGATCCCCGGATAGCAAAAGCAACGAAATCAGTCATCTATGGTCTGAAAGATTCGCTCGGCAACCATAAGAATGAGATCCAGGCGACCATGCGTAATGGATTCGAGAAGGGGGAGTCCATCCCGAAACTATCCAAGCGGCTTGATCGATATTTCGATAACAACCGCGCAGCCGCTACCCGGATGGCGCGGACCGTAACGAATGACACGTACAACCGTGCGCACCTCGACCGATACGAGGATTCTGGTGTGGTGGATGGCGTGCAATTCAGCGCGCACATCGATGAGCGCACGACCGACATCTGCCTGATGCTTAATGACACGATATGGGCATTAGGCGATAAAGATATACAAGTTCCTCCGATGCATTTCGGGTGCAGGAGTCGCCTTGTGCCTTATTTCGGGAAGATACCGGGCAAACGGAACTTTACGGAACAATACGGAAAGGAATTCGTAGCGGAAGCAGAGAAAACATCGACAGTCTTCAGATCAAAATATTGGTCGCCCATGCCACAATCGAAAGCATCGGCGACCTACCAAAGGTCATATTTCCCGAAAGGCGACATCAAAACAATCGACCGGGGGCTTTCGCTTACAATCAAAGAAGAGCGTGCAAGGAAGGCAGTTCCTGACGTAATCCCACTCGAACGCCTGAAAGGTATGCTCCGGTACCGCAAGCTTGAGCCGGACAAATCCATAATCGTTGATCGATTCGGCAAGTCCCTGCTGCTTGATAAGTTCGAGGAGCGGGACATCCTCCGGTCAGTCAAAGCATTGATCACACAGACAGATGGCAAGATTGTGCGCGAGACCTTGAAGCGAAAGAAGATCATCGATTCGGCATGGAAAGACGTTCTCGCAACCCGGAAAGGCATATCAAAGATGGAAAAGGATGTCCTGTATTATCAGAAGCGCATGAAAGCAGATCCCGCAAATATCATATCATATCGTAATTTCATAGCGCAAGATAAGCGGCTGATCGAGACTGCAAAAGCCCAGGAGTCCCGGCAGGTCATGGAATGGAATCGACTATCCGATATGGCCCCCTCTGCCGCCACACAGACCCTCGAAGCCGAGAGAATGAAATATAAGTCCATGCTTGATAACTTCAAATTCCAAAAGCGTTGAAGGCAAGGAGAGTGACGCGGGTGAACAAAGCCCGCGTCAAACACTATATGGCGCGATTGAAACGATGGTAACCAATAACCATCCGCGCCAGAGGGCATAGTGGAGGGGATTCTGGAAAACCAAAGGAGGTTACCAATGGCAATCCTCATTTATCCCGATAGTATTTAAGGGGTTCGGTTTCTCTCACGCACTCCCCTGCATACAATAAGCGCATGGCTCGATGTCGTGAATCTCCAGAGTGCCCCAGTCCCACACACACAGCGGTCTATGTGCTGCCTGCACCAGCAGCTTCGCCTCATCAACCGTCTCTGCTACCGCAACCGCCAGCCCGCCGGTACGATCCGGGCAGAACCCCGTCCAGACGTATAACTTTAGCTTTGGTTCTTTCACGTATCTCAAATTATCGAACCTCCTCGAGAGTTCCCGGATGGGCTGCATCAGGTCTGTTGGCACACCCTTCAGAAACACTTCAAAACATGCCCGGACCATCCCAACCTCTTCGGGGGATAATGAGATGGTCGTATGTGCTTGGGGGGCCTTGCACGCCTGGTATATGTTGACCCGGAACTGTTTCTGCACGAACGTCGTGCCTGCGTTGTGTAGTTCATAGATCTTCATTCAAACCACCTCCGTAACGTCTATCTGGAACGTCCTGCCGTCCGCCATGTGGAAGCGTAAGGCGTTTCGGTCTGGTGTTGCTTCGAGTTCTGCAAGGTCGCTGTGAAATGCTATATGACCCCCGCTCACTTCTGGGTTGAGCGGGTTGAGTGCACTGGCGATCATCGCCATAATTGCTCTGTGATTGTATTGCATTGTGTTCACGCTCCTATTTCTTCAAAGTTTGCAGCATTTTAACGATGTCTACCGTGATCAATGCTTCTATGATCTTCGGGATGTCCTGCACACTGAGGTCTATCATGTGTGCCTGCTTGTCCTCTTTCTCTTGTGTGATTGTGAAGTAACCCCTCTGATTCACTTCGCTTATGTCGATGTCGGTTCCGGTTAATTCGATTGTTGTCATTGTTGATTCACGTCCTTCCGATTTCTTCATAGCCTGCAAAGCAGCAGGGGGATACAAATTCTTCCCAGGAATCGCCATATCCGCCCATCGTTACACCAGATTGCCTAACTATCTTGCTGCTATCAAATTCGCCGCCGCATTCATCGCATCTGCATTGATATGTTTTTGGGGTCATTGTTGATTCACGTCCTGCTTTTTGCCACGTATGCCTGGATTTCGTCCCGCTTTTGAATCATCGCATCCAGTGCGTCATTGCTGATCGATACATACTGATCGAGATGCTTAAAGTGTGCGGCTGTCCAAACGCTGCATGGAAATGCAATGTTTTTTCGTGGTCGTGGTTTTCGCCTACCATCTCGGTACTGATCTCGCATGTCGGTTTTTCTGTTTGTGGTGTCATTTATGATTCACGTCCTTATTGTGATACCATATTGGTACAATACCTGTATGGTACGTAATGGTATATAAAGGTACTCACTCACGCGCAGACTACCCTGGCGAGAACCGCCTACCTCCCCCACTTGGGGCTGGCAGGGGGGAGTCGATCATCGCAAACTCTGCCAGTTGCGCATAGCACCCACTTACAGCATCGACCTGGTCGTCATGCGTACTTGGATTTGGGAATACTTGTAATTCCGAAAGGAACTCATTCAGCCAGATCCCATTTACGACCTTAACATCCCCCCGGGAGGCTGCCGCACTAAGTGGCTGCGCCCGAACGATCTTAGATCCGCTGCTTGGGATCCCATAGAACGCATATCCGGCGAGCAGTGTGGCGTAAGTAGCAATCACCCCTTTCCCAGATGATCCCGGCTCCTGCTCCATGTAGATCTGTGTCTCGATGCCATCCATCTGCGCAGTCTGCCGAATCAGTGCCTCCACATCTCCTGGCTTCTTCCTGACACGGACCACATCTTTGATGTAATACGTGCCGCCCGCCTCACGCATCAGAACTCCAACCGTCCAATCCGGATCGCTGCCCTTCTTCGCTTCGGTCGCTGCCAGATCCCAGAACCTAACCTGCCGCCCGCGTGGTATGGTGTCTGCGATCTCAAACCATGCGCGCTCGAACATGCCGCCACTTATGCTGATGTCCCAATTACCCTGGCGCAACTGTTCACGTGTGACCGGATCGAGCTTGTTGAGCGCATCGTCATACGTAATCTGGTCGATATGCGGATTATCTTCAAGGAATGCGGGCACAAAGAACCGCTTCATCTCTCGCAGTTCCGGGGTGGTTGGGCTGATCCAACGTCGCTTTACCCAGTCGTGCCCAATGTCGCCGGGGTTGCTTGCCGCACGCATCCGGAGGGGGATATGCGAATCTTCCAGCCGCCGGAGCCGGGAGAATAGATATTGGTACATCGACTCTGTGAACTGTGTTGCCTCATCAAAGCCACAAAACTGGAACGCTGCGCCTTGGTACCGAAACTTATCTCGCTCTGTCTGTAGGTATCCAAATGTGAGGGTTGCGCCAGAAGGAAACGACCACGTCTTTGTGTCTCCATGCCAGCGAGCGTCTGTGCCAGATAGCCATTCCTGCGCCCGATCCATCAGAGCCTCTGGCAGTGCGAGATCTGCGTATGTCCTACGCAGCAATAGCGCAGAGTATCCCGGAAGCTGCACAAATTGGAGGGCAGCCATCAGGAGCGCATCAGACTTACCCCCACCTGCCGCACCGCCATAAAAGCCTTCTAATGTGTCTAGACGAAATAAAAATTCAAACTGCTTGTTTGTGGGTTTGTGCGGGATATACTTGTTACGAATAACCGTTTTATATATCGTCTTGATTCGTATATTTTGAAGCACGGCTTTCGATTTTTCGTCTACCGATTTCAAGCCGAATCCTCCGAATCCCCGACCTTTTTTATGACATCCTCGTATTCCTTCAACGTCGTTTCAAGATCTATCGTCACTTTCTGGTTTATTTCGCCTGTATGCGCCACTTCGATCTTGTCATTCTCGCCCATAGCAACGCGTTCAATTTTAACGCCTGCGTCGATCATTCTAGTGGCTTGATCCGGGTTGAGGTCGTCAGGCAGCATATCTTTGATTCGAGTGATTCCTTTTGCTTGCATCGCCCGACCATACGCAACCTGTCGCTCTGCCATCTCTCTACGTGCAGTCTCCATATCTTTACGAAATGCTGCCTCTTGATAAGCGTCCCATTCTTCTACTCGCTTAACCCAACTGTAATTAGACGACCATCTCGCTATTTGACGAAGTTTTGAAGAATAGTTTTCGTCGTAGTATTTCTCTGCTGCCTTCGCTAACGATCTATGTGACCCCAAGTCTCGATACGCACAAAACACGGCATACGCCCGGTTTGTCTCGTTCTTATGCCGGTCCCAGGGGGCTTGTTGCTTCTTCTCGCTCATTGTAATACTCCAACACAATCTCGGACATTCTGGACACGATCATCCCCACTGCCCGGATGTCGTCAATCTCCCGTACTTTACGGATCGCTTCTTTGATCTGGTCGTACTGTTCTAACTCTGCAATACCGACCACGCTAGTATCTTTATCTATCTCGTTCGCAGCGTCCTCAAACGACTCAAGTTGGTGCGAAAGAAACAGGAAGGATATTTGCTTGAATTGTATATCGGTCTCGATGTCACCTACTCCTACACTATCAAGTTTCAGTTCAAAGTCTGCCGGATCTAAAAATGCTTCTATCCTCGCTTCTGCGTCATTTATGCTGTCATACAGTTCTTTCAATACCTGTGCGTTGTCAATGCCGCTGATGCTGTTATGTGCGAGCTGTTTTGCCGTGATCTGATCCTTGGTTAGCCCGCTCCGGTCAAGAAGGAAATAGATACAAAAAACCTGTGCTGCCCTTGCACTACGTACTCTATGATGTCCTGATACGATCTCAAAGCCTCTCGCTGTTTCAGCACAAAACGGCAACGATTCAAGCGCCCCCCGGCTCCCGATATTTGCGGACAACTGTTTGAATGCCATCGGAGTCATCACTCTTGCATTCGTATCTTGCTCGATTAGACTGTCTACGTGTGCCCTGCACACATATAAGCCATTACCGAGGTCGAGTTGAACCTCTACTACGTTTCCTCTTCGGTCTTTGATCTTTTCCATAATTATCCTCTTCTTCCAGCCATTCAGTTAAAAATTCTTGGAAGGTTTTGTCTTTAAATTCCGCTTCATATTGCAGGTGGTATAACCCGTCCGGAGTCTGTTTTGAGTCGTATATCTCCAATATGCCTTCATCTTCTCTCGCAACCTCATACTTTGATATTGTCGTGGAGGTTATATATCTCTTGTCGAAAACGTCCCCTGGTCGAACTATCAGATCCCTAAATTCCTTGCTTGTGATCAACCGCATCGCCAACCGCCCAATGTGGTGATAATGTTTATTCGACCGGACAAGTCCGAATACTTCCCGGAACCGATCACCGACCCCTCGGTTTTGCACGTAGTAAATCAGCCCCCTGACCGAGAATACTTTACCGTCAATCAAGAAGATGAAATACAACTCTGCGCGTGTTGAACCGAGCCGATGCACAAAAAGATCACGGTAATACATAGCCACCATTTCATCAACAGGAATCACGCTTATAACGCTGTTAGGCGTTACTTCGTCTGCGTCTGATAGTATTGGGTAGGGGGGGGTTTTGAACGTCTTAAATTGCACCCTGTTAGCCGATGTGGACATACATCCCGGCTTGTTTGAGTAAAGGTATTCAAGTTTAAACTTACTGTCTTGTGCAGCAAAGAAACAATGCCATGCATCAAGGGGAATGTCTGGGGTATTGTTTTCCCGCAGGTACATCACAACGTCGGCGTGGTTTTTAATCAGGTGCCCGCATAGTGTCGCAAACTCTGTTTTCGGATCGAATTGTTCTATCGGAGGACTCAGCCAGGCAACGTCTGCCGCATCGAACATCTTCGCATAATCACTTTTCGATTCAAGGGGGGGATCTAAAAAAATCAGTGTTTCGTCGTTGTCGTGTTCGTTGATTACATCACGCATATCCTGGGGGGAATAGGTTATCCCATGAAGCGTGGTTTTCAGATAACTCAACCCGCTTATAATGCTATCAATATGATCGTGTTTCCTGGTTACGAGATCTTTTATCACCTGCTCATTGTAGTATGTGTTTGCAGGAATTTTAGCGATCTTCATCTGATACAATACCTCCGCGATACCCTCGACTGTCTCCGGCATCGGTTTACTCTTAATTGTAACCCCCAACTCTGATAGATCCTTTTCGCAAATATAGTACCCTACCAATGATGAAAAAAGCGTTATGTCGCTGGTCATGATCTTATCGGTGGGAACCCCACACGATACGAAAGTCTCGGCAACAGCAAACCGCCCGGTGCAAGGTATGACATACGTCGAATAGGGTTTTGCCTTTATGATCCTGCAGATCTCTCCACGTAGTGCAGATTTAGGTATCCCCATAAAAATCGTGTTTTCTTGCATTCAGTCGCCGAGAACAGAGTCGAACTGCCAACTCCCCCCTGGATTGGGGGGCGTGATACGTTGTCACTACTCGACGCGAATAAAAGATATGGGCGAAACTACTACTTAACAGTTCCGCCCAACTTTCACTTAAAACAGTGATGTTTGTGGCGATTTCTTTACAGGTATGGCACCACCGATCACAAGATGTGCCATTTCTGCGCCTCTCGCCTCCAACTCTGGTGAAAGTTTTGAGTATCGGTGACACTGGTGTGGATCACGTTCCGAACACATCAGACATACCCGCATATCCTCCGCCATCGCAAGCACCTTTTTGATGCCGTCAAGGAATTCTGTGTGTCTCACCGAATCGAGCCCACCCAGCCGCTTATCGTTGATGTAATCAATGCCCTTTTCTGATAGGAGTCGCCCGATATTAGGTGCCGTGTATTCATGGGTGTACCCTCGGGGTCTTGTCCGGACATCAACCACCATGTCAATCCCCTTCTTATCAAGGTAGTCAAAGAAGATAGATGGGGGAGTCCCCCCATAGCCTATGGTGTATATTATTGCCATTGTCCTATCCCTCAGATCATACCAAGTTCGAGCAGCCACGATTTGCAGCCATGTTCGCAAATACCATCCGGCTCAACGATGCATCCATCTGTTGCCTCGCAAATGCCTTCGTACTCCCATTCCTCGAGTTGCTCCATCGTTGGTACTGCCATTTACACCACCTCGACGGTCACTTTCAGTTCTGCCGGCGGTTCTGTACCAAGTGCGGACTTCTGGATGTATAGCGTCCCGATCTTTGGTATCTCACCGATCTCCGAATATCGGTATGTGTTCTTCGTAGACTTCTCCAAAGTAAATTCTGCTGCAAATTGTTCCATTGTTCTATACCTCTTCAGTAGGTGTACGTCCTGCATTGTTCCTTTGTCGCCGCTTCGAGTCTCTGTATGGTATCCTCAAAGTCGCCAGCTTCGACTATCCTTGACATGCTCATGCTTTCGAATGCGATCACTTCATCATCGAACCGCTTGATCGTGAGCCACTCGCCCCCCCCGTCTACCTGGTTCATGAAGCACAGATCATGGTAAACGCAGGATGTACCGAGGCACCAGTTATCTCGACTCATCACGTCTTTGAGTTCGTCGAAGTCCGCGTATACTTTAAAGCTGTTCTTGTTCAGGCGGTCTTCCTCAACGATATAATCGCCGTCCATCTGTGCAAACTTACCACTGCACCAGCCGTTACGCATCCCGATCTTGTAACACTCCTCTATAAATTGCGTTTGCACCGGCGATATGTGTACCTCCAGGTACTCATAGTTTCCGAGGCTGTGCTCAATTTCGAACCGATCTCTCATTGATACAGCGGTCTCATGTCTCACTTCGTCGGTAATGATCGAACCCGGAAATTCTTTTATGTGCTTCCGTGCACCATCACCGGTAAGGAACCGGAAGGCGGTTACTGCGATTTCACAGTCATAAGTTCCTGTGCTCTTCCTCCTGGTTAGCTCTGCTGTGATCGGGGTCCAGACCTCTTTATACAGGTCTCTGTCATTATCGATGTAAAGCTCTAAGTCTTCAGCGTCTACTGTTACTGGTTCTGTTGGTGTTGTCATTTATGTGTCACGTCCTTATTGTTATACCGTATTGGTATAGTTACATCTTGGTGCTTGCACTATATAAAGGCATCGGTGGTTGGATTGCTGTGATGCTGTGCGGACTTCTTCATTGATGATCAGCCACGGTCCTAAGTATCACGGCTCCACAGATCGTTATTTCGATGATAACAATGCACCCCGCAACAAAATACCCTGCACTGCCAGCGATGAATGCGCCATCCATTCCGCCAATCGGGAGCACATCCACCCATGCCCTGCACAGGAATACAACCCCAACCATACGTATGGCAGGATTGCTTGATAGCCGCACCATGACGACACCGGCGATCACCAGCCCCACACTTCCAGCCATTGCAATGATGGCGGTCTGTGGGGCTGTCAGCGAGCCACATAGGATCACAGACCCGGTCGAGATGGTGCATTGTCCGAGAGTTGCGGGGATGTTGAACGCTCCAGCTGCGAGAAGGTGACAGCCTTCGTGCAGAAGCGTGCCGACTGTCCACCCAAGCAAAAGGGCTATTGTACCAAGCAATGCGGTTTCAATGTGCTTTTGGTATGTCATCAGAACAGCCCTCGCGCCCGTGCCTGTGGTATCACAAAATTCAGGATAGTATTTGGTAGCCTATCCGGGAATCTTGTGTGGTACTTATCGATAAGCCGCTGTCCTATTAATCCTTCTTTCCGGAGGATTGCAGCATACTGTAGCTCTTCTTCCGAAACGGGGACTCCACCGTTACGATGGTTGTTTTTGACAATGATGTTAAGATCCGCGTATGAGGCAGTCAACTCGTGGATGTTAACGTTGCCCGGCGTGCCCTTGACTCTGGTGGATGTTATCAGCCCGGCATCCCGGAGCTTCTTGAGAACCTTGCTTGCTGATTTCATGCTTATTTCTCGTGAAAGGACTATGTCTCGGGTTGTCTTCGGACCGTCTGCAAGTTCTTTGAGATATTCGTTCTGCGTCGTTGTTACTCTGATCTTCTTAGCATTCATGAGTCATTGCCTCTCGGATTGCTTTCGCTGTGTCTCGCGATAGTCCACTGTCAATAACGTTATAACTGCCCCATCGAAGCCGCTCTAATTCCAATTTATT